CTAACGTTAATGCTATCTGTGAGGCAGCTGACATTGCAGCTACACAGCCTAAGAAGGCTAAGAAAGCTACACCTCCAGCAGGTAAGAAACGTGCTCGTACATCTAAGGGTCACTATATAGCAGATGATCCTAGCACACCAGAGAATGAAGCGTGGGTTGACGAGTAATGTCTTTAGTCAATCAGGGTAAACCATCACGTATGCGTTCTGTGTACGGTCACAACAGTGGCACTGCTACAGAGGTTGTATATACATGTCCTCCTAACTGTGTAGCTGAGGTTACGTTTATCCATGTAGTTAATGGCGGTGGCAGTACAAACTCTGTAGATGTAGAGTGGTATGTAGCTGCCGATAACTACACGTCTCACTTTCTTTCAGGTAAGAGTCTAGGTTCAAGCGATTACATTACCTTTTCCAACATTGACCTAGTACTGCAGCCGGGTGACAAAATACAAAACGTCCCTACTTCTGCTGGGCATATCGACACTATACTTACTGTAACAGAGACGTTTATCCCTGTCGGGTAGCTTTGCTAGTGCAGGTTAGCGGGTATGCAAACTTAGTAGAGGTAAATAGTTCTAACATATGTATAACTATGCAAGTCTAGCAATAGTGCTAGGCATAACATAGGAATATACAATGTTCACACTTATTGCTAAAACATTCACAGACTTCTTGACAAGCTTACAAAAGGCACAACAGGCACGTGCAGACTACTGGATTCTCACTAACATGTCAGACAAAGAACTTCATGACATCGGTATCGCACGTGGTGAAATCAACCGTGTCGTATCAGAGGCTCTTAAATAGTCTTGCATTATTAATATGTATGAGTATAACTACTGCATGTAGTACTTCATCTGTGGTCTTGCCTTCCTCGTGTCCAGCTAATAATGCTAAATGCCAACGGAACTTAGATGCACAAACTCTTACATACATTGGGCAGCATGAGGCTGCTCTTCAGCTTATGTGCAGTGACCCTGATCTACGTGATGTTATTGGGGAAGACTGCGCAAGCTGGTGATGTTACAGGTGACTTCTCTAATGGTTATGACAATTCTACTGTAGATAGTAATAACACGGATGAGACAGTAACTAATAACTACAACGCTACTGGTGCTGGGAGTGCTGCTCCTGTCATGAGTGCGATAGCTCCTACAATGATGGGTGGCGGTGGTAACGACAGTTGCTTACTTCCTAGTTCTACAGGGATACAGATAAGTGTTATAGGTATATCTCGTGGTGCTATGCAACAGGATGAGTCTTGTAACCGCAGGAAGAATGCTAGGCTCTTAGGAGCACCACAGCAAGTTGGTGGGTTAGGGCTTCAGGTATCAGCTATATCTGTACTATGCCAAGATCCTGTCGTATTCCGCAGTATGATGTTAGCGAATACACCATGTCCAATAAATGACAGTAAGACAGGCAAGCTGCTCATGGGGAAAGCAGCGATAAACAAATATAGAGAGAGTCCAGCGCTTTATATCGTTGGGTATGAGACAGACCAAGAGTTCTGGAACACCCTTTTAAGGGTAGGAGAGGAAGACATAGATGAAGAGACCACTGAAGACGATACTCCTAAGCTCAGCATTAGTGACCGTTTCCGCAGTAGCAAGCGCAGAGACAACTAACTACGAGCTAACTGGTCAAGAGAAGATTGATATGCTTATAGCTTCTATAGGCGATATCCAAGATCGTATCACTAACAGCGGCGTTATGGCTGTAGGTGCAGTAGGTTATGCTGCTATAGGTGGTGTGATTAACGATGACGCACTCAGTGAGGGTATCATTACCACAGATGAGTTAGGCGCATACTTAGAAGCTAAAGAACTTGTACTTAACCACGACTACGCTATTGCTGAAACAGCAGAGCAAATGTTTATGCAGGAACATGCGGCTAACATGAATAGCTTGGACACAGCGGTAGATAATCTCACTGCTGCTACGGCTGTGGTTATGACAGCGGTTGAAGTAGCTTCTACTGCAGCAGAGGCAGATACTAAGCCTGAGCAGGTTGAGCTACAGGGTATGCTTGAGACTGACGCATACAGTCTTGACTCAGCAGAAGTTAACGAGTACAATGAAGCTGTAGCTGCTGTTGAGACATTTGCACAACAGGCTGGTGCTTTTATGGCTGCTGCTAATAATGATGAACTTACTGCTACTGTAGATAGCTATGCTGCACAAGGTAACTACATGGTAGGTAGCTACACAGCTATTACTTACACTCAGTCAGTTGATGAGTTTGTGATTACTTGGGATGACTCAGGGTTTGGTACAGGCTTTCAGGGTTATTTGACACCTGATATGAAGAACGCTGCAGAGATATACGCAGCAGGTGAATATATTAACGAGTATGGTGGTTACCCAACACAATGATGGACTTTGAGTTTAGCGTAGGTGGATACAATATTAAGGGCTGGATGGTTGCTGTGGCACTTCCAGTTCTATCTACAGTTGCAGGTGGTGTGTATTGGTCTTATGATACACTGCAGCGCTTCTACGGTGTAGAGGCTGGCATTGCAGAAGTTGTAGATAAGTCTGCGTCCTTCGATGTTAAGGCAGGTAGCTTAGACAAACGTGTTACATCTGTAGAGACTGTAGCCCAGCGCAATCTTACAGAAGTTAACAATAACCTTAGTAGTGAGATTGTAGCGTTAGACTCTATGCTACTCACTAAGTCTCAGGAGCTAGAAGCTAAGCTTGTATCTCGTATACAAACACTAGAGCAGGCTATCGCAGACAACGATGTACGTGGTTTGAATCAGAAGCTTGCACAGCTAAGCACAAACATGACACAGATCTTAGAGCAGCAGAAGTTGCTCCTAGATTTACGTAGCCAAGTTGATAAGGCTACAACTATTACAGACGGACTAGGTGATACGCTAGATACTCTACAGACAGAAGTAGATGATATCTGGAAAGCGTATGATGAGCTAGTCAGCAATCCTCTATAAGGAAATACTATGGCTAGAGCATTAACAGAAAAGCAGCAGCGCTTCTTGGAGGTACTCTTTGATGAGGCTAACGGTGATGCAGTAGCAGCTAAGAAGCTTGCAGGTTATGATCCTGCTTCAAGCACGGCTGCTATTGTTGAGGCTCTCAAGGATGAGATCGGTGAGAAGACACGTACTTACTTTGCACGTGTTGCCCCTAAGGCTGCTATGTCTATGGTCGGCGCTTTGTACGATCCTACTGAGCTAGGCATTAAAGAGAAGATGATAGCAGCAAAAGACTTGCTAGATCGTGCAGGACTTGGTAAGGTAGACAAAGTAGACGTAACATCTGGCGGAGGCATCTTCTATCTGCCACCAAAAGAAGGTTCAAACGAATAATACCTGAGAGAGATTTAGGCTTCTGGCAGTTACCGTTACCGCCAAAGAACCACAATAAGAAATGGCATACTATAGTCAGAGTAACAAGACGTATACCTTTTGGCTATGAACTGCACCCCGATAACGATAAGTTACTCGTACCTATTGAATCTGAGTTAGAAGCTTTAGAGCTTGCTAAACGACACCTTAAACAGTATAGTTATCGTGCAGTAGCACACTGGTTAAGTAAAGAGACAGGCCGTGAAATAGGCCATACAGGTTTAAAGAAAAGAGTTGAGATTGAGCAAAGACGTAGAAAAGCAATTGCGATTAAACGCAAGCTTGCCAAGTGGCTCAAAGAAACCCTTGCGGAAATTGAGAAACTTGAAACCAAAGGGGTCGGGGCATACGCAGAAATTGACAGAGACAGTTGAAGCAGTCGCCACCCCCAAAGTAGAGACTGTTCCTGCACAAGTCAAAGCACCTGAGTATGATGTAGAAGAGGCTCAGGATGTAGTATTCAAGCCGAACCCCGGCCCCCAGACTCACTTTCTTAGTTCGTCAGAACGTGAGGTTCTATATGGTGGTGCAGCGGGTGGTGGTAAGTCATACGCTATGTTGGCTGACCCGCTACACGGCTTGAACGATCCTAACTTTAGTGGCCTACTTGTGCGTCATACTACAGAAGAACTGAGGGAACTAATACAAAAGTCACAGGAGTTGTACCCACGTGCAGTACCAGGAATCAAGTGGTCGGAGCGTAAGTCGCAATGGATATCTCCTAGAGGTGGTCGCCTCTGGATGTCTTACTTGGATAAAGACACAGATGTTACCCGTTACCAAGGTCAGGCGTTTAACTGGATTGGTTTTGACGAACTTACACAATGGACTAGCCCTTACGCTTGGGATTATATGAGATCTCGCTTGAGGTCTGCACATTCTAAAGACCTAGGCTTGTACATGAGAGCAACAACAAACCCCGGAGGAGCAGGACATGCTTGGGTTAAGAAAATGTTTATTGATCCTGAAAGAGCAGGTAAAGCTTTTTGGGCAACGAACATTGAAACTGGTGAAACAATTACCTTCCCTAAAGGGCATAGCAGAGAAGGTCAGCCCCTCTTTAAACGGCGCTTTATCCCAGCTTCGCTCTTTGATAACCCGTACTTGGCAGAGGCGGGAGACTATGAAGCGATGCTTCTCTCTCTTCCTGAGCATCAGCGTAAGCAGCTTCTCGAAGGTAACTGGGATATTAATGAAGGTGCAGCTTTTCCAGAGTTTGACAGAAAGATACATGTCGTGGACTCATTCGAGATCCCTGACTCTTGGGCAAAGTTTAGGGCTTGCGATTACGGTTATGGTAGTTACACTGGTGTTCTCTGGTTTGCTGTAGCCCCTGACGAACAAGTAATTGTGTACCGTGAGATGTATGTCTCTAAAGTCACAGCTTCTGATCTAGCAGGTTTAATCTTGGATGCAGAAGCAAAAGATGGTACAATAAGATACGGGGTGCTGGATAGTTCTTTATGGCACAACCGTGGCGACACTGGGCCTAGCTTGGCAGAGCAGATGAATCAAAAAGGGTGCCGTTGGCGTCCGTCTGACAGGTCAAGAGGCTCACGTGTCGCGGGTAAGAACGAGATACACAGGCGTTTAAAAGTGGATGAGTTCACGGATAAGCCACAGCTTGTATTTATGAACAACTGTACAAATACTATTGCACAGATTCCTAGTATTCCTCTGGATAAGAAAAACCCAGAAGATGTTGATACTCATGCAGAGGATCACCTTTATGACGCTCTAAGGTATGGTATTATGACACGTCCACGTAGCAGCATATGGGACTACAACCCAGCAAAACAACGCACTGGTTTCCAAGCTAGTGATCCAAACTTCGGGTATTGATAATGGCAGAACAAGAAGAAATGTTTGAAACAGATGAAGTCGTAGCTGCAGAAGACAGTACTGATAGCATCTTTGAAACTAAATCAAGTGTAGTATCATTTGTTAATGAGCGCTACAAACGTGCGGAAGATGCTCGTTACGCGGATGAAGAGCGTTGGCTTAAAGCATATCGCAACTACCGTGGCTTGTATGGTAAAGATGTACAGTTCACTGACACTGAGAAGTCTCGTGTTTTTGTTAAGGTTACTAAGACTAAGACACTTGCAGCTTATGGTCAGATTGTCGATGTACTGTTTGGCAATAACAAGTTCCCTCTGTCTGTCAACCCTTCTGTACTACCAGACGGTGTATCAGAATCTGTACATATCAACCTAGACCCTAATGCTAAAGCTGCAGGCTCTGCTCTAACAGATGTAATGCAGACACAGGCAGCACAGCCATACTTGATTGATGGCGATACAAAACTGCAACCCGGTGAAACTCTAGTTGACTTATCTAAACGTTTAGGCCCACTATCAACTAAGCTTGAAGCTGTTTCTGATAAGATTGTTGAGGGTGACGGTACTACACCAACTACTGTTACATTCCATCCATCAATGATTGCCGCTAAGAAGATGGAGAAGAAGATCCACGATCAGCTTCAAGAGTCTGGCGCTTCTACGCACCTACGTTCTATGGCGTTTGAGATGGCTCTACTTGGCACGGGTGTCATGAAAGGCCCATTTGCTGTAGATAAGGAATACCCTAATTGGGATGAGCAGGGTGAGTATGACCCTCTCGTAAAGACTGTACCAGAGTGTAGCCACGTTTCTGCTTGGGACTTCTATCCTGACCCAGAAGCTAAGTCTATGGATGATGCTGAATATGTGGTGCAGCGCCATAAGATGTCTCGCACCCAGTTACGTGCACTGAAGAGTCGCCCATACTTCATGTCAGACTCAATCGGTATGGCTATTGATAAAGGCCCAGACTACATTCAGAAGTACTGGGAAATGACAATGGAGGATGATGATACACAGCCGTCCTCTGAGCGTTGGGAAGTACTAGAGTTCTGGGGCTTTGTAGATACAGACGTGCTAGAAGAGCATGGTGTAGATATTCCTAAGTCATTGAAAGACTTTGACGAAGTTAATTGTAACGTATGGGTGTGTAACGGTGAAGTGCTTCGCTTCGTACTTAACCCATTCAAACCTACACGTATTCCTTACTATGCAGTTCCTTACGAGCATAACCCCTACAGTTTCTTTGGCGTAGGTATTGCTGAGAACATGGATGACACACAGACGTTGATGAATGGCTTTATGCGTATGGCTATTGACAATGCTGCACTGTCTGGTAACCTTATCATCGAAGTAGATGAGACCAACATGGTTCCAGGTCAAGACTTATCCGTGTATCCCGGCAAGGTCTTCCGGCGTCAGGGTGGTGCTCCAGGTCAAGGAATCTTTGGCACTAAGTTCCCTAACGTAGCACAAGAGAACATGCAACTCTTTGATAAGGCACGTGTACTGGCAGATGAAAGCACTGGCTTCCCATCCTTTGCACACGGACAAACCGGCGTTAGCGGTGTTGGCCGTACGGCTAGTGGCATTTC